CGGCACGAATGCCGGGGCTAGGGGGTGGAGCGGGCGCCCACCCGCTCTGGCTCGTCACTTGGCCGTGATCACTTCATCGACGACGGGTGACAGCGCAGCCACGGCTTCCGCCCGCGCCTTCGCTAGCACGGTTTTGGTGTCAAGTTCGATGCGGGCAAGCGCTTCGATTTCTTCCCGGTGTTCGGCGATGATCGGCGCCAAAAGCGCATCCTGCTCAACTATGGACAACCGACTAAACGTCTTGCGATCCTTTTTCGTCGCCGCCTCCCGCCATTTCTGAACCGCCTCGATTCGACATTGCGCTTCGAAGCTGGTCCGCGGGTTGATCATACCGGCAAGCAACTTATCCAGTTTCTTGCTCCACATGGCAACCGCCTCCGCGTGCGTTTTACTTGCCGAATATGCGTCTTGGAGGGTCTGTAGCGCGAAGAAGGCAAGGTGCTCGACGGTTACGGGCGAGAGCGGGTGTCCGTTCAAAATCCATCCATCGTCGGGAACGATCAGGGTAACGGTTCCGATTTCCCCGTACGTCCGATGTATGTAGTCTCGTGTGAGGTTCATGGGCTGCTCCGTCTGGTGGCCGCGCCATTGCGGCCCACACGTGCTGTTAGCACAGATTAAGCCTGCCTGCGATGCGCGAATTGTCGCACCTCGGCGTGGGCACGCGTCCGCAGGCGAAGCCGGGGGCGGCTTTCGCCGAGCCGGCCCCCACACCCCTACCCCCACACCCCTCGCAAATTTTGCACCAGTTTTCGATCGACCATATCAAACCTCGGTCCCGTTGTGAAGGCGCATATGGCTATGCCCGTTTTGGGAATAACCATATTCGAGGTTCACAGCCATATCATTGACGGACCCGCGCGCCCGTGGTATGAGCGGCCCATGCTTGGACTTGAACCAGCCCGAAACTTGAAACACCGCCCTAGCGCTCGGCCCGTGCGGGAACTCCGCGCGGAAGATGTGGATCGGTGGCAGGAGGCGGTGAGTGCGTCGGAGGGGGCGCGGCATTTGCAGAGGCTCCGTCAACGCCATCATGCCTTGGCGCGCGCCATCGCAGCAGGCACGGCGTATGATGATGCAGCCATGATTTACGGATATGCTCCGACGACTGTCCGCACACTCATGAGCGATCCGACCTTCAAGCAAGCGGTGAGCTTCTATCAACGGCAGATGGATGAAACCGTCATCGACCTCGGCACCCGTATGGCCATGCTCGCGGCGCAGGCGGCGGAGGAACTCATGCGGCGGCTCGAGGACAATCCTGATGACATCAGCGACCGTATGCTCCACGACATTATCGTGGCGAACGCGGATCGCACTGGATTTGGCCCACAAACCAAAAACCTCAATATCAACGCAAACGTTGATCTTGCAACGCGGCTCGAAACTGCGCGTAAACGGTTGAAGGAGATTGTCGATGCCACTGATCGATCTGGCGTACACGGAAGAGGAGAATCGTCCCCAAACGATGGACACGGCAAGTCCTCCAGCATATCCGTGGGGCCTGTCATTGACCTTATCGCAAGAGACGCTGAAAAAGTTGAAGCGTGATGTGAAGGACTTCACTATCGGAGAGGACATCCGGGCCGAGGTTGTTCTTCGTGTCATGAGCATTTCAATACACGAAAATACCAATGGGCCTACCGATGGCACTGTTGGCTGTGTGGTGGCAAAAATGAACCTCGGGGATGAAGAAAGTTCTGAGGAAGAAAAAGCGGAGAAGCTGTACGGTAAATGAGCGCCCTGTCCGAACTTTTAGCTGCGTGGAGCGCTGAAGGCAAGATCAGCCTTCGTATGCGCACATTCATTGAGGCGGTGGCGGAGCAAATCACCGCTGCAACCATCACCGACTCCAGTGCCACTGCGCGCACCATCGAAAATCGAGATAAGCTCAGTCAGATCGATGTTTTCCCCACCATCAACCGCCTTATGACCGCCGACACCGGAGGTTCTTGGAAACGGCTCAGTGCCGCCCCTAGCCCTCAATCTTTTCGTCACATTCAATCGGCTGATGGTACATGGTGGGAACTCACTGGTCCTCTTTTCAACGTCCTCGATTGTGGTGCTGATCCTACAGGATTGAATGACTCTACCGAGGCTTTCAAAGCCTTGGAGGACTGTGGTGGCATTGCCATTGTACCAGCGGGCACCTACAAACTCAACGATCATCCCACCGCCCACACTATCAATCTTGGCACTGGCACCTTTTTCCTCGGCGTCGGTTGGCCGACACTCAACGTTGAAGTGGGCGTCCTCAATCCAGGCGATATTGGCCGAAATTGTTTTTTCATCAACAACTCTTATTGTGGAGTGAAAGGGTTCAAGGCCAATTGCACTTCGCAGGACGAACAGATCGTTCCAAACGGCGAGTTTCAAAACTTCGTCAACATTGGCATTCCGCGTCTCGGCACCGGAGTTGTTGATACCCTCAAGCACACTATCTATGTGGGCGACTGTGATGTCACCGGCCTTGGACCCGGAAACATCCACGTAGTGAATGTGTATGGATATGTGGAGAATTGGACTATCGAGCGGGTGAAGGCGCATGGCGCAGCCAACTTCCCGATCGTTGCGCATTGGAGTGGAGATTTCGATCCCGATGCGCCTTCTGGCACGGCTACTAAGGGATGGCATCCCTGTCGTGGTCTTGTTAGTGAATGTTCCGTCACCGCCGTCAACGCCAAGTGCAACGGGTACCGCGTGAGCGGAGGCGCGTACATCATTTTCGAGGGATGCGAAACCGACGCCGATGATGCCTTTGAACTTTATCCGGGCGATCTCGGTTTCCAGGTAGCGCAAAATCTCTTGTCCCGTGAAGGTCTTGCTGGATGCGCTTACAACAATTGTCATGTTCGTGCTGGAGGAGGCAAGAACTTCGCCTTCCAGGCTTCAGGCAACGGCAACGACGGTACTTATTGGCGCGATATTTGGTACGGCAGCGATAAAGGCAATCGAGCCGCATTGCAATTGTACAATTGTACCGCTCTCCTCACCGACTCTCAAAACGATGCCCTTCCACTTGTCGCCTCCTTCTTCGACACGGTGCATGTGGTCGGCGGAAACTTTTCTACCTTTTCTTCCTCGTCGTCCGAGTACGCCGCACAATTCAATTGTGTCAACAACATCATTATGACTGGCGTTCAAACAAACGCCAAAAACGGTCTTCGCATTCGTTCATGTGACACTGCTGACATCAGTGGTTGCAACTTCGATTATGATATAGGCACTTTTGATGTAACGTCCATCGGCATTTCAATTGAGACGCATACACAGACAGCCACACTTCAAAGCGCCATCTCAATCAACGACACGGTTGCAAAGTTTATCCTCGTTTCTGATGTCATCCATCCGGGGTCTCAGATTATCTACGGTTCCGGGGTGATTGAGGTTGATGGTACTTGCACTACCGAAGACAACACGCAGAACTGGGCTATCTCCACAATCGGCTCGATCACCGCTGACACCAATGATCTTACCGTAACTCATCCCGAACGTCTTGGACGTATCACTGAGATCACTATTGCAGGACTAGCCGGAACGCACATTTGCACCAGCATCACCGGCACCGCCGTTCAAGCACTTGAAAACAACGTCAGTGGCACTGTTGTAGATGCTCTCGTCTCGATCTTCTACAAAAAAGATCAGTACGTCATTCACAACACCGTCGTTTATAAGTGCATCGCCGATCACACTCCAAGCGCCGCAACCGAGCCGGGTATTGGTGCAAGTTGGAACACCGTTTGGGCCACTTCGACCTCTCGCACGACTGTCTCTACGCGCCCTTCGCCAATTGCTATATCTGCCGGGCAAACAGTCACTATTCGCTCCCACGTTCGCCATTGTGTTATTCGCGGAGGGCGGTGCACCGGTACTCGTATTGGTATAAACACCGATGGCGACTCACCCCTTCCTTACCTCCTCATTGATGGAATGATGATCCGCAGATTTGGTACTCGTGGTATAGTTTTTGACAATGTTGCGGGTGGTCGCGTCACTAACTGCCATTTCGTTGACGGCGGACGCAATACCGACACCACTGACACGCGCGGTGTCTATGTTGATCCTGACGCTGTTGTGAGTGTCGATCACAATTATTTCCCCAAGTTTCATAATCTTAAGTGGTGCGTGTACTTGTCTGCTGCGGCAGACACACCGAGTACATGTGACGATAATTTCTTTGCTGAGTCTCATCCAACAACTTCCGGGTCATTTTGTGTGTTTCTTGGGACTGCAGCCGATACAGGACGTCCACATCAGTTTAAGGGCAATCGTGTTTTACCTGGGGTGGTCAATATGGTGTCTCCAACCAATACTCCACATGGCTACTATATTGGACGAAATTTCAGAGGCACGATTACTTCAGTTCCAACAATCGGTACTTGGCTTGATGGCGATCAATTAGACCTTCGTAACAAGACAGCCGGTGCGGTTCCTGGGCATTCTTGCGTTATTCGAGGTACCGGTGCGACACTTACTGGCATCACCGCTCAAACCACCTCAGGCAGCCTCACTGTTACTCTTAACTCCACAACCGGAGTTGTTGCCGGAACTTACATCACCATTGCTGGCATGACCGGTGATCGAGAGATTACATCGGTTGACACTGTGAACAACACCATCACTGTTGATGCTGATCCAGCCGTGAGTGTCGGTCCCGGTGCGGCTGTGGCATATCAAGCATTTACCTTCAAAGGATGGGCGGCGTTAGCAGCATGACACCTTTCGATATTCGCAAACGAGTTGAGGCGATGCGGAGTCGCCTTTGTCAACGTCTCGAAAATGCGCAGGATGAGCGACGCCATGCCGAGATTGCGTTCATTGAAAGTCAACATCTCGGCGAGAGTCACGACCGCGGCGAGCGTCAAACTTTCAACAGGGTGCGCAACGTTTTCATTCAGGCTGATGTGGCGTTTCGTCAAGCCCGCAGCGCGCTCGCCGATTTTGAGACTCTCAATCCCCGCCGCGATGCCCAAACCGTTCAAGCGGCATATGAGGCTATGAAAGCACGTGGCCAAACTCATATCTTCCGTGCAGGCACTCAGGTATGTACGATTGAAGAATGGCGCGAATTTGCTCTTGCCCGTCAAGCGGAGCTTGAGGCTAAATGACCACCTACCGCGATCGCCTTGAATTGCCAACCGTCTATCTTCAGTATGGACGGTTTCTAACCAATGGCTATGGTACGCCAGAGGGAGAGGTTGTTGCGCCGACTGGTTCTCTTTATTTCCGCATTGATGGCACCGCAGACTCGATGGTCTATTTGAAGGTTTTGAACAATGATGCTACCGGCTGGTCGCCAGCCATTGTCACCGCCACTGTGCCAGATGGAGACAAGGGTGACATAATCGTGACTGGCGGTGTTTGGGAGTTTGATGCCGCCGCTTTCAACGCTGATGCTGATGCGCGGGTGGCGATCGGGATTTCTTCTCATGAGGCCGCCTCAGACCCCCATCCACAATATCTAACTGTCATTGAAGGAAATAGTTTGTATTCTCCAATCGGCCATACTCATTTTTCGATTGAGATTAGTGATTTTGTTGAGTCCGTTCAAGATGTGATTGGGGGCATTCTTGTCACAAGCGGCGATCTCACATGGACTTATAATGACTCACTTAACTCCCTTTCGGCGGTGATTTCCACCAACACAGTGACTTATGCAAAGATGCAGGATGTTTCTGCGACCGCCCGTTTTATTGGGCGTATCTCGGGCGGTGCAGGTGATCCAGAAGAACTTACTGGCACACAAGCCACCTCACTGCTTGATGTGTTCACCGCAGGACTTAATGGACTAACCCCGGCATCGGGTGGAGGCACTACAAATTTCTTGCGCGCTGATGGTACGTGGGCGGCTCCTGGGAGTGTGAGTGATGGTGATAAAGGTGACATCACAGTTTCTGGCGGAGGCGCCGTTTGGACTATTGACAATGATGTAATCACCAACGCAAAACTCGTTGACATGGCAACCGCTAGGATCAAAGGAAGGATCACCGCAGGTTCCGGTGACCCGGAAGATCTTACGGGTACTCAAGCCACCACACTTCTCGACACCTTCACCGCCGGACTCAAAGGTCTTGTTCCTCCCTCTGGCGGAGGCACCACAAACTTCCTTCGTGCTGATGGTACATTTGCCGCCCCTCCAGGAGGTGGTGGCGGTTCAATCTCAACTGTGGAAGTCGATTTTACTTCCCCTTCTTCCGGCAAGTTCTTTGACGTTTCACTACCAGGCGCTACCGCCGGTCAAAAGGTGATAACTGCGATCTCCACAGCCATGCCAACTGGCGTGTCGGAGGACGAATTGGAAATGGATCCACTTCTTTGCTATGGTGAAATCGCGGTGAACGATCAAGTTCATTTGTTTGTCGGCTCTGCACGTGGTTCTCAAGTGAGCGGAAAACGCAATGTTAATCTGATGGTGGTTTGATGGCACGGCTCGAAAACCCTGCGGGGACAGTCATTGTTGAGGCCGATGACGGTGTTGACGCACTGCGCACAACCGTGGTTTCGAGAGGTTTTGGCTATTGTGTCGCCAATCTTACCGGCACTATTGCCGCAGCGCTCGGCGCCAATTCTTCGGTCTTCGCCATGCGCCTTGATCCGGGCACTTCTCGCCGCGCTTTCATCGAGCGCATTCGCCTTCAATTTACCACCATCGTTGCCTTCACCACTCCGATCACTGCCGGACGCCGGCTTGCTTTGTTTCGCGGTTCGGGCGCAGCTTCCTCTGGCGGCACCAGCATCGCAACGGCAGTTCCGAAACACACTACTGCCGATACCTCCGAGTTCAATGTCGCGAATGGAGGCGACATTCGTATCGCTACCACTGGCGCGCTTACCGTCACCGGTATCACATTTGAGTCCGACCCGCTTCGCTTGCTTTCACTTGTTCATGTGGGCGCCGCTGGAGCGTATATAGAGCAGAGTTGGGAGTTCCGCTCAGGCGAAGCCCAACCAATTCAACTCGATCCTGGACAGCTTTTGGCTATTCGCAATCCAGTCGCTATGGATGCGGCGGGGACATGGCAGCTTAGTGTCAATGCTGAGTGGCACGAAGCCCCAGCCCTTGACTGGATTTAACAGGAGGTAATGATGATTTTCACAGAGGAGTTTTTGGGTCGCGGGCCGTACTTCAAGCTCACAAACCCCACCTTCGACACTGCAGTAACAATGGGTATTCGCACCGCGTTCAGTGCAACTAACAACGTTCTTTTTTGCATGGTGACCAACGGGTTGCGCAAGGTAATTCCACACTATCTCCGCCTCATCTGCGGTGTTGCGGGCGCGAGCACCACATCAAGTCGCCTTGCAATTGTGATGGACAACATCAATCGATATTCGTCAGGTGGCACTGATTACGTCGCGAATGCCCGTGATATGCGTCAGGGCAGCAACGACTCCCCTGCATTGTCTCTCATTCGATACGCCTGCACATGCGTCGCTGCGAACGCTCCGCGCAACGTCGCGAACCTTGGGTTGAAAACTCAGGCCGCCCCGTGCTGGACAGTCGGTGATCAAGTTCTCATCAAATTTGGTGATGGTCAGGACACCGATGTCGCTACCGGTACAGGCCCAATGTCTATAGTCCGCCACGTCGGGCCCTGCATGTTGGAAGGCGTCAATCAATCCCTCCTTTTCCATATGTGGAACATTGCCAACGCCACCACTGCTCCCTCGTGGGAATGGGAGCTTGCGTGGAAGGAAGTCACATAATGACTAAGATTGAGCAAATGGCCGATTACCCGTTGCTCAAGTTGGTTGAGCGTTTAGCGCTCATTGGACTTGTTGGTTTTGTTGGATGGCAGTTTGATGCGTTGCGAACCATAAGTGACTCGGTTATTCGCCTTGATGCGCGTATGCTGCACGCCGAGAAAGAACTGCTCGAAGACCGCGAGACCTTAAAGGCCATCAACGTCACTCGGAATGGTTTTGAGCAGGGGATGCTCTCTCGCATGTCGTCAATGGAAAATGAAGTTCGAAACCTCGCCGCGCGCATCGAGAACCTCGATACCAAGTTCGACCGTCGTTTTGATTTGGGGCCAAAATGAAAACCTTTGCTCTCATCCTCTTGTTGGCGCAGGTCGATCATTATGCGCCGGATCATTGGTACGAGTATGATTGTTGCGGACACCAAGATTGTTTTCCGGCGCCCAAAGGCGCGATTATGTCAGTTCCTGACGGTTATCTTGTTCGTTACGGCTCTATTCATGAAGTGCGTAAATTTAGCGACACCTCTGTACGGCCATCTAAGGACGGTGACAACCATCTGTGTATTGGCACAGGTTCTCAGGGCCTCTTCCTTCGGTGCATCTATATTGGAGTCGGCGCATGAGTGACATCATTGAGGAACTAGCCGTTTTCAGCAACAATCCTTATGGATTTGTCATGTTCTCATTTCCATGGGGCGAAGAGGGAACAGAACTTGAAAAGTTCGACGGGCCGGAAAAGTGGCAAACAACCGTACTTCAGATGATCGGTGAGGGGCTCCTCACTCTCGATGAGGCTATTCGTATTGCTGTCGCCTCCGGTCATGGTATTGGCAAATCTGCCCTTGTTGCATGGGTTATTCTGTGGGCTCTCAGCACCTTTGAGGACACCAAGGGCGTTGTGACAGCCAACACCGAAACGCAGCTTAAAACAAAAACGTGGGCTGAACTTTCAAAATGGTATCGCCTGTTCATCGGACGCGAGCTTTTTGAATTTACCGCCACCGCCATCTTTTCCGTTGACAAACTCCATGAAAAAACATGGCGTGTTGACATGGTGCCTTGGAGTGAACGCAACACCGAAGCATTCGCCGGTTTACACAACAAGGGCAAACGGATATTACTCATCAAGGATGAGGCCTCAGCCATTCCCGATGTGATTTGGGAGGTTTCGGAAGGCGCTCTAACTGACTCCAATACACAGATCATCGATCTCTCTTTTGGCAACCCGACTCGCAATAAAGGCGCATTCCGTCAATGCTTCGCGGGCGGAGAGTTTGCACATCGATGGAAAACCTTCCAGGTTGACTCACGTACTGTCCGCATCACCAACCTCAAGAAAATTCAGCAGTGGGTTGATGACTACGGTGAAGACTCCGATTTTGTTCGTGTCCGTGTTCGAGGGACGTTTCCACGAGTTGATGCTGAGTCCTTCATCCCATATGATCTTGCGTACGAGGCCAGCCATCGCACCGCCGTACCCGAGGCTAGTGGCATCGTCCTCGGCGTTGATGTTGGTCGTTTCGGCGATGATCCCTCGGTGATAGTGGCGCGCAAGGGCAACGATGCCAAGTTTTTCGAACCTGTTGTGTTATTCAAAGCTGACACCATGGCTGTAGCTTCGCGGGCTGCGCAGATCTTCTCCACTCTCGGCGCCTCAATTGCGTTCGTCGATGAGGGTGGTGTTGGCGGTGGTGTCGTTGATAGAATGCGTCAACTTCAGGTTCCGGTGATTGGTGTCAATTTCGCCGCCTCCCCCGACAATCCAGATGTTAACGATGGGGCGAAGTACGCCAACAAGCGCGCTGAACTATACGGCCGTATGCGCCTTTGGCTTCACAAAGGCTCTATTCCAGACAAGGTACACGGTCTTGATATGGGTTTTGTTGACGAGCTTACTTCTCCCATGTACGGCCTCAATGACCGCGAAGCAATTCAGCTTGAACGTAAGCGTGATATGCGCAAGCGCGGGATCAAATCTCCGAACCTTGCGGATGCTCTCGCTCTCACCTTCGCCTACACTGTTGTGCCGAAGGCGTTGGAGCTTCCGGCTGTTTTACATCAAACCCCTGATTTCAACCCGTTTGACAGAGAAAGGATGGTAGCCTAATGGTCGCTAAACCCAAAAAACCGCCTCCGCCTCCCCCACCTCCGGTCCTTGCGGACACTAAAACCTTCGACGCCGGAGTAGATGATAGAAGTGCGTTCAGTTCTCTCATCAGCACCGCTCCGGCAGGCCTTACCCGCAAAGCTGAGACTGTGAAGCGCTCACTTCTCGGTGTGAGTAGATAATGAAAATCTCCGCGGAAGCTCATACTCAATTGGTGCAAGTCATTGCATCAATGCACAAAGACCGCCTTCCATGGATGAACTATTGGCGGGAGATTGCCAGTTGGTATCTCCCCAAGCGTTATGTGTGGCTTCAATCTGCACAGGAACGAACGCGTTATTTGACTGTCAACGCTAACATCCTCGATGCGACCGGTACCGACGCAGGCCGCATCCTCGCGGCGGGCATGATGAACGGCATCACCTCGCCATCCCGTCCATGGTTCAAGCTTCGCATCGCTGGGCGAGCTGACTCTTCCAACAGTGCCATTCGTGTTTGGCTCGACGAGGTTGAGCGCCGTATGCGCCTTGTGATGGCGGAGAGCAATTTCTACAACGCTCTTGCGGTAATGTATCTCGATCTCGCGTTTTTTGGCACTGCTTCAATGCTTATCTACGAGTCCTTTGAAGATGTCATCACCTGTTACAATTGCGCTCTCGGTGAGTATTATCTTGGTCAAAGCGCTGAGCAGCGTGTCAACCGCTTTGCTCGTCGCTTCACCTACAAGATTGATCAAATCGTTGAGGCTTGGGGAGCAGAAAACCTGTCCCCAACCACAAAAGCTATCTACGACACAAAGGGAGCAGCACGGCAAACAGATATTGAGCTTTTTCACATGATCGAGCCAAACCTCAAGGATGAGCTTTTCATTCCTGGTGGTTTTGCTTTCCGCGAGATCTATTGGGAAGCTTCACAGACTGACGGGCAAATCCTCGGCAAGCGAGGCTTTTTCGAACTTCCTGGCGTGTGGCCTCGATGGGAAGTCACCAGCAACGATGCTTATGGTACTTCTCCCGGCCTTGATGCTCTTGGCGATGTGATGCAGTTGCAAATTGAAACTAAGCGCAAAGGACAGGCACTTGATTACCTTGTCCGCCCGCATATGCTTGTTGACATCTCTTTGCAACACAAACCTACTGCATTTTTGCCGGGCGGTCAAACTTTCGTCGCTGGTATCCGCGATGGCAATACCGGCGTCCGTGCTGCATGGGAGGTCCGCCCGCCCCTTCAAGAATTGACTCAAGATATTCGTGACATTCAAGCCCGCATTCGGATGATCTTCCAGAACGATCTGTTCCAGATGATCTCTCAGCTCGAAACGGTGCGCAGCGCCACGGAGATTGATGCACGGCGTGAGGAGAAACTCATCCGGCTTGGTCCGGTTTTGGAGCGATTTGGGCATGAAGCGCTCGATAAAGCTATTGAGCGTATTTATGGCATCATGAGCCGTGCGAAGCTCTTGCCCAATGCGCCTCCCGGCTTCGAGGACAATGATATTGAAATTCAATATGTGAGTATTCTTTCGTCTGCACAGAGTGCTGTAGGGGTCATTCCCACTGAACGGTTCCTCGAACTTGTCGGCAATGTTTCCGCAGCGGTGCCTGATGTTTTGATGATCCCCAATTTCGAAGAGCTTCTCCGTGATTACGCCTATGCCATTGGTGTTCCAGAGAAGGGTCTCAATAGCAAAGAGCAGATTGCTGCGATGCAGGCTGAACGTCAACAACAGCAGGAGGCACAACAAATCGCTGAGGCCGTGCCGGTTGCAACGGATGCTGCACGGTTGTTGTCTGAAACCGATGTTGGTGGCGGCGCCAACGCTCTGCAACAGATTATAGGTGGATGATATGGCCCATTGCAACCGTCCGGAAATTGATGTATGACGGACGAAAAAGAAGAACGGAGAGTATATTATGCCGCGCGTACTATTGAACGGAAACGCAAGTCAAATCGCGATGCGTTCATTCGTGCTGCGCTTGCCCAAGCTGAAGGACGAGACTACTTTTTTTGGCTCCTTGAACTGTGTCACTTGGGAGTCAATCCCTTTACGGGTAACAGCCTCTCTACTTCTTTTCGCTGTGGGGAAATGAATATTGGTCAGGCTGTTCAGGCACACATGATTGAGGCTGCCCCGGAAGCCTGGGTTTCAATGCTCCGGGAGAAAGAAGAGGAGAGAAAGAATGTCGAACGATCCCGTGAGGCCTCCGCCACAGACAGTGGAACCGCCATCGACGAATGAGCCGGTCACACCGCCACCGATTACGGAACCTCCGAATGACGTTGCGAGTGATGGCCAAACAAACCCGCCTGAAGTTTCACCAGATGCGGCAAAGAACGACACCAAAATCACTCCGCTAAAGGCGGACGAGATTGTTGTTCCCAATGGACTTGAAGTTGATGCAAAGCTTCGTGACGGCTTCACAGAATGGGTCAACAAGTATGGCATCCCACGAGATGCTGCGCTTGAACTTGCAAAGATGCAGATTGAACAGCAGAAGGCTGCTGGCCTTGAGCAGCGCACGAAATGGGACGAGGTACAAGAGGTTTGGACCAAGGAGACCAAAGCTGACCCCGTGATCGGGGGAGAGAAGCTTGAGGCCGCACTTGGCGCGGTATCAAAACTGATCGACCGGTTTGGTGACAGTGGCGGTGCCGAATTGAGGAAGGTTTTCGACTTGACCGGAGCGGGCAACCATCTGCAGGTCGTGAAATTCCTCTATAACATCGCAAAGGAACTTGGTGAAGGCGGAGCGATTTTTGGAAAACCCGCCACCACACCTGTTGATCCTGCGCACAAACTCTATCCAAACATGGCGTAAGGAGAGCAGCAAATGGCTACGCTTTTAGTTGCCAATCCAACACTGTTGGATTTGGCAAAAATGATGGACCCCGATGGCAAAATTGCCACCATCATCGAAATCCTCAATCAAATGAATGAGGTTCTCGATGACATGACTTGGGTTGAGGGCAACCTTCCAACAGGGCATGTCACCACCATAAGAACCGGTATCCCCGCACCGACATGGCGCAAGCTGTATGGTGGTGTGCAGCCCAACCGCGCAACGACTCGGCAAGTTACCGACTCGTGCGGTGAGCTGTCTGCATATGCGGAGATTGACAAGGTTCTTGCCGATCTCAACGGTAACACCGCTGCGTTTCGGCTTCAAGAAGATCGTGCACATCTCGAAGGCATGGCTCAAGAGCTTGCCGACACGATCTTCTACGGCAATGAGACCACGGAACCGGAAGCCTTCACCGGCTTGGCTCCACGGTTCAATACTCTCAGTGCCTCGGTGCCGAGTTCCGAAAATGTCATCAGTGGTGGCGGTGCGGGCAGCGATAACACCTCCATTTGGCTCGTGGTTTGGTCTCCACAAACTGTGCATGGTATCATTCCAAAAGGGATGCCTGCCGGTTTGCAGATGATTGACAAGGGTCAAGTGACCATCGAAAACGCCGATGGTGCGGGTGGTCGTATGGAGGCTTACCGGACTTTCTATCAACAGTTTGCTGGCCTGTGCGTCCGCGATTGGAGATACGTTGTCCGCATCCCCAATATCGACAAATCGAACCTCACAAAAGACGCGACTGGCTCGTCCGCCGACCTTATCGATTTGATGACGCAGGCGATCGAATTGATCCCGAACTTGGGTGTTGGTCGTCCGGTCTTCTATGTAAGCCGGTTGATCCGTTCGATCCTCCGTCGGCAAATCAGCAACGCAACCAAGAATTCCACTCTTTCCCTCGAGACCATCGGCGGCAAGAAAGTGGTAATGTTCAATGAAATTCCTGTCAAGCGGGTTGACCGCCTGGCTGCGGATGAAGCTGTAGTGGTATAAGGAGACTTCTCATGATTATGGATGAAAGAGCGGAGTTCTGTGACGCCACAGCACTCAATACCGGTGCTCCTGGAGGTTACCTCGTCGGTGACATCATGGACATCTCGCCTACTGGTGCAGGTGCGGTCGGCCGCGATATTGGCCGTCAGCATCCACTTTATCTCGTCATCACAGTGGATACGACTGCCACCAGTGGTGGGGCAGCAACAGGGCAATTCTCACTTGTCTCTGATGCCATCACCGCTATTGACCCGGCCACCGGCACCTATCATTTTTCCACCAAGGCGTTTGCCTTGGCAGAATTGACTGCCGGCAGCGTGCTCGCATGTGTGGCTCTTCCTTGGGAAGGGGTCGCGTATGAACGGTACCTTGGCATTGTTCAAACAACCGGAACGGCAGCCTTCACCGGTGGGAAAATCAATGCGTTTTTGACGCACGATCCGGCTCGCTGGCAGTCCCTGCCGGATGCTGTGAACTAAGGAGGCGTCAATGCTCGTCCATCTCAGACGTGATTTTTTCCTCGACGGTGTTCGGTATCGCCAGAATGCGGCGGGCACCGGGCTTCCTGACACACTCAAGGGAAGGCGGGTAGTTCTCGCCTCCGATCCTGGCCGTACAGAAGGAGACATTGTTTTACCGAAAGACTGTGTTGCGTATGCTCCGGGACTGCCGACAGAACGCAACACACTCATTCGCAACAGTGGGCCTCCGCCTACTACCACGATGAGCGCACTTTCAAAGAAGAAAGTCCCCATTCCTGACGACGAGTGAGGTGATCGGTGGCACAAGATTTGACGACCCTCTACAGGTTGGCAGTCTCTGCCGCCGGTTCTCGTCACGACATCTCAAGCCCAACAGAGCAAAGCCGTGAGGCTCAACTCTGCAATCTTTGGTACCCTTTTGTTCGCGACTGGGTGCTGTGCACCGCTCCGTGGAACAGTTGTCGAGCTATTGCTCGCTTGACACTGGCCGCGGAGCGGGAGTTTGAGAATGAATGGCAAGACACCGATCCTGAACCGCAATTCCAATTCACCTACGGTCTTCCAACCAATTTTCTTTATCCTCGTTATCTGTTGAACTTTGAACAGTTTTTGCTCAGTACTTACTCTACGCACAAAGCATTGCTTTGCAGTGTTGAAGACGCGATTTTGGTTTACACGAAAAACCAAGAGAGCATTGCTTTGTGGGAGCATAACCTGTTCTTCGGTGTCGCGTTTGGTTTGGCTTCATTCATTACCATTCCATTGAACGGACGAGTTTCTTTGGCGAATGCCAATGTAGCCCGAGCAAACTCGATCATCGTTGAAGCTCAACTTCAAGCCTTGAACGCCAATCATGTTGAATACGAGAGTGTTCCTGAGTGGTTGACAATTCGAGGTGTACCGTCAAGCGCCCCAATAAATCGATATATTTACCCGAATGGGCCTCTATTAACTATTGCACATGGAGGCATGATCGGTAGCCATGCCGTTTGACGTTATCAAATTTGCTTTTGTAGCGGGGGAAGTCGCAGAGAACTTTCACGGGCGGGTTGATCTCGAGAAATACGATCTCGCCCTTGCGAAAGCTACAAACTATTTTGTTGATTATCGCGGGGGATTGTCTAATCGCGGCGGGACTGAGCTTGTTGATTTTCTCAAGGATGATGATAAAGACATCCTCATTGTTCCATTCAAATTCACAACTGATATAGCAAATACAAATCTCATCGTTTTCGGTCATCAATACATTCGTTTTGTGCAGGATGGTGCGTATGTATTGGAGACATTGAAGCCAGTTCTTGGGATAACACAAGCCAATCCTGGAATTGTCAGTGTCACTGCTCATGGGTATGTAGCTGGAGATTGGGTGAGGTTTGCTTCTGTTGGCGGGATGACTGATGTTAATGGTCAAACATTTCAGGTTACCGCGCCTGTCGCCGCCAATTCCTTTGCTCTCAAAGACGTGTTTGGGAATGATGTTGACACAACACAGTTTGGGCTGTATACGAACGGCGGGCAAGTTGGCCGGGTTTACACCCTGGCTTCACCATACGTTGCTGATGATCTCGACATATTGCGCTATGTGCAACGGAAAGACGTAATTCGTCTTACTCATGCGAATTACAAAACTCAAAATCTTCAGCGATTGGGCGTTGCAAATTGGACTTTGACGGAGGAAGTCCGCGGACGTGCTCTTACGCACCCCACAGGTGTTGCGGTACAGCACAGTGTTTCGGCTATTCCATCCAATCTTCTTGCCGCGACTGCTTATGTTGTAACTGCAGTCAATGATCGTGGAGATGAAAGTCTTCAGTCTGACATTGTAATTCTCGATGTGGGTGAAACGACCAATCCAACTTGGTCATCGCGCGTCACTTGGACCGCGGTGACCGGTGCAAGATTTTATCGTGTTTATCGTTCTCGTGTAATCCGACCAAAAACCAGTGTAAATCAAGGCGTGCAGCTTGGTTATATCGGCAAGACCTTTGGGCCAAATTTCATCGACAACGCGATTGTGCCAGATTTTTCAATCGTTCCCCCATTCGGCAACGACCCCTTTGCTGACAATCGAATTGAGTCCATCACAGTGACTGCTGGCGGTGCTAACTACACGCGTGCGAGCAAAGTCACTGTGACTGACCCAACCGGTACTGGTTTTCGAGGTTATCCAATCGTTAACACCTCAGTCTTCGGTTCTGGCGGTGACGAGCTTGGTCCGGTTTCTGGCATTGTGATTATTGATGGTGGACGAGGCTACACAGCGCCTTCAATTTCAGTTGACATTGGAACAGGTGCAACATTTACCTCAACTCAATCCGCCGCGTCGGGCAATGATCCAGGGGTGTCTGCAATCTTTCAACAGCGGCAGATTTATGCGGGCATCCCTAATGATCCTCTTCGTTTGTATTGTAGCCGCACCGGGCAACTCTCCAATTTTGATGCCTCTGACGTGGTTCGCGCCAGTGATGCGTATGATTTTGAGTTCGATAGTGATGATGCCTCTCCAATTCTTCATATGGTCGCTACGCGCGGTGGCCTTCTTACCTTTACCCCGAGTGGTATTTGGCAGTTGACAGCTGCAAGTAATCAGGCTGTCACACCGACCAACGCGCTCGCAGAGCCTCAACTTTACAATGGTTGCACTAGTCTTGCACCATTGTTAATCGACTCCGATGTTTTGTACGCAGAGACTGGGCGGATCAATCTGCTAACCTATATTGAGAACAATCGTGTTTATAGTAGAATTGACGTGACAAAGCTCGCCAACCATCTGTTCTCTGTTGACAATCAGGTGGTCAGTTGGACCTTCGCCAACGATCCATATAAGCTCGTGTTGTGTTGTCGTCAAGACGGCTCGATTGCATCATTTGCCTCTCAAAGAGACGAGGAGGTTTATGCGTGGACACCGTTTTACACAAAGGGCTTGTTCAATCGTGTCGCGACTTTGCGAGAGGACACAATCAATTCTGTTTATGTGATTGTGACAAGGTGGATCCGCGGGCGTAAAACCAAGGTGCTTGAACGATTTGTGCCTCGTCTTTTCAACCATGTTGAAGATGCGTGGTTCGTAGATTGTGGGATTGCTTTGCCATCCTCCCCTGGCAGCGGCACTCTCACAGTGGGGGCTAAAGAGGGTGTTGGAGTTGTCGCTACTTCAACATCCTCGGCCTTCACCTCCGACGATGTTGGGAAGGTCATTAGGGTTGGCAGCGGTAAAATGACGATTGTTTCATATAGCTCTGCAACCCAAGTGAAGGTTGATATTATCCGTCCAATAACTCAATTGATCCCTGAAACCGATGATCCTCTTCCAAGCAGTGAGTGGACAATGGACACTCCAGTCTCGGCTGTTTCTGGTCTCTGGGCCTATGAAGATATGGAATTGACAGGTTTGTTCGACGGTAACTATTTACCTCCGCAGAAGGTGGTGAATGGACAAATTACTTTGCCCGTTCCGGCCACTCGCGTCATTCTTGGTTTAGGGTATGAGTCGATAGCGCAAAATCTCCCGCCCACCTTGACCAACGAACGAATTGAGGACAAACGCAAGATGGCTTACGGCCTCGCTCTCCGCGTGAAGGACACTCGTGGATTGAAGGTTGGTACGTCGTTCGACAATCTTTATGCTGTGCCAGAACGCACGACTGAGTTGGCTGGTGAGCCAACCGACCTTCAGCGGGGCATCAAGGTTGTAAGTATTTCTGGTTTGTGGAGAGAAGATTTGCAAGAGATTTTCAAGGTTGACGTTCCACTGCCAGTCACAATTTTAGGCTTCATCACTCAAATGGAGGTTGGTGATGATCCAAATTAAACAACTTCGCACAGTGCCAGAAACCTTAGTCCTTGAAATGACTCTTTATGGGAAGAAAGATTTTGCAATCACCTCGCAAATGGAAGTTGTTGGAAGCACCAAACGGCAAAAACTTTGGCTTTTGTCGATGAGCGATAAACCCCTTGTCCTCCTTGGAATGCGCCGTGGTACGTTGCTTGGGAGTTCAGAATTGTGGATCATTGCTTGTAAGAGCTTGGCTTCTCACAAGATTGAGTTAGTGAAGTTCTTTCGGAGAGGACGGCCACACATTGTCCGGGCACTGCGCTCGGTGCATGTTTATGTGGACGAAAAGTTTGAAATGGCCAACAAGTTAGCACGGCTGATTGGCTTTACTCCATGTGGTTATCTCGATGGGGATGACGGCGTTCGTTATCTGCGATATGAGGCTCGCTAATGGCAATGGCTGCTGCGATAATCGCCCCGGTTGTGTCTGGAGTGTTGGGTTTTGTTCAAAGCTCATACCAAGCACAAGTGGCAAAGATGAATGAAGAAATTGCGGAGGAGAATGCCCGCCGCGCTCGTGAACGTGCCGCGATTGAGGCGGAAGATAGTGATCGAGAAACTGGTGCGTTGATCGGTGAGCAGACTGCGCTGCAAGGTGCAAGTGGCCTTGCGGTGACTGGCAAAAGTCAGGTTGCGACACGCCGCTCCGCACGTCAACTTGGCCGTCTCGACACTTTGCGTATTATTCAGGCGGGCGATGTTGAACATTATAATTTCAAGGTTGATGCGGCCAACTTCAAAGCTGAGCGCAAAGCCGCCAAATTGACCGGGATTAGTAATCTTGTCGGAGGTTTTCTTGGGGCGGCAGGTGCAACGCCATCTTCACTTATCGGCAGTTCTCGTTCCACCGCGAACGCAGGACGGTTTGTTCCAAAGCCTATTCCAAAGCCAGCCGTTGCGACGGCGCCGAAATTCGTTCCGATACCACGTCCAAAACCTATCTTCTTCAAACGTAAGCCGTTAGGTTCACTCACGTTTGGAGGTCCACGATGAAAATCCCATCTCCAACCGGACCGCGGGTTAAGCCTACACGCCAAAGCCTCGACTATTTTCGCGCAGCCACGCCAGACTTCAGTGGTATCGGTCGTGGTTTGTCCGCGCTTGCGGCTGGTTTACTAGGTGCGCAAGAGCGTGTCGATGCGCGAAATGCGAAGACAAAGAGGTTCAAGGCTTTAATTGGCTTCAATGATCTCGAACGGCGAACCTCTGATTATATGCGTAAGGCGCAGAGTGACTCTACGATTGACGATACGAACTTTCAGGATCGAGTAAACACGGCGTATGAGAACTTTGAGAATGAGTTCATCAGCCAAATTGATCCTGATTTGCAAGAAGAGTTTCGTGTGCGCTCACAGGAGTTGCGCAATCGGGTGAATGCTGCCGGTGCGGAATTTCAATACAAACAGCAGGGGCGGTATGCCGATCAAAGGGTTGGTGATGAACTAAATCAATCGGCGGTGCAACTCGAAAGCGGCGGTACTTTCGAGATGTATGAGGCAATGAGAGACCGGGTATTTGAGCTTATTGAGTCGATGGACGAGCCTGAGGCTGCGCAGATTGAGCGGAAGCGTGAGGCGGAACGACTTCTTCAAACAATCCTCTATAAGAGGAAGCAAAAGTTGGGTGAGACCGATATTGAGGGGCCGGGCGAGATTACGCCTGGATCCCATAGCGATGTTATCTCGCAGGCTGCGGCGGAGCTTGGTACTGATCCGCTTGATCTCGCTACCGTAATTTCGTATGAAACACTCGGAAAGTTTTCTCCGTCGATTTGGGGAGGTGCGGGCGGAAATTATCTAGGCCTTATTCAATTTGGCCCGGAGGAACGGGCTAGGTATGGAGTACGTCCTGATCAGTCATTTTCTGAACAGATGACGGCTGTTGTTTCGTTTTTGAAAGATCGAGGATTTAAGCCGGGAATGGGTCTTTTAGACCTGTATTCAACAATTCTTACCGGCTCACCGGGCAACTATGATCGTCGCGACCAAAACGGCTCTGTACGTGAGCATGTCGCACAAATGCTCCTGAGTGCTCATCGCAAAAAGGCCGCAGCGGTGCTTGGAGGCATGATCATCCCTGATGGTATTGACTCCGATCCTCGCTTTGCCGCCGTCCCTCTCGAAGATCGCCTATCTGCTCGTGCTGATGCGCAGAAAGAACTTGCGGCGGAGAACGCCGCACTTATTTCGCAAGCCACAGAGCGATATAAAACCAACTACAATGATCTTCTTGTTCGTCTTCATGACGGACAGGCGGGACAAAAAGACCTTGACGACTTTCGTGATAAGAATGATGGGATGGACTATCGAGACATTAACCGCGCACAGGGCATCATCGATGAGCGCAAGAAAAAAGATGATTTTTTGCGCCGTGGTCAAGGTAAACTTGCAGCCGGGGAGTTGTGGGACAGCACGAATAATGATGATCGCAAAAGTGCCGATGCGTTGATTGGCCCCGCAGGCGTTGAACGACTATCGCACGGCGATCAGGATTATGTCTCGACGGTTGTGCTGCCCTATATTGATCGGA